ACTATCTACTCCTCCAGCAAACCCACCAGTACTTGACTGAGCACCATTGTTACTGTCTCCATCACAACAAAATTTATCACCTATATCAAGTGTACCAGCATATTTAGCTGTGGAATCAGCAGTACAATAATATTCGAGTAGTGGGCCATAATCAGTTCCTCCTGGATCTGGTGGTGGTGTTGAGTCATCAGGCACAAGATCATCAAAATCCATAGGTTCATTATCTAAAGGTTCTATTTCATTGTCCCTTCCTCGAAGTTGTTCTTTTAATTCTTTTTTGACTATTTTATATAAATCTTTTTTCTTCATAATAATTTTTATCTAAATCCAGTAGCTAATCCACCTAATATAAATTTTCCAGTTATTTTAAAAGGAACACTAGCTATGCTTTTATCCCTAATTACTACTCCTTCATGGTTTTCTACTGAGCCCATAGGTGAATCTAATACTTTAAGTACTTCATCTCCTAATTTTTCAGTAGCTAAGTAAGTTGTAAATCCTTCTACTGCTTTTTGTCTATCTTCAGATGTTTCAAATAAATCATCTATATTTTCTCCTTGGAGAATTGCAAGATAAACTTGTTTAGAAACAGCTCCAACTTTTTTTCTAGTACCATTAACGTTCATAAATATAAAACTTTCTTCAGGAATGTTATTTAATATATTCAACCATTCCCCTAATGATTTTGTTTCTGTATTTTCACCTGCTTCTATTGTATATCTTTTAGATAATGCTGAATTGAAATTAGGTTTCTTTTTCATTTTTGTGGGTACAGATCCATAAATTTCATATCCTCTTTTTTTAGCTGTTGGTTCTAAATTTTTAAGTAATGATTCTAAAGCATTTTTATCATAAGATATTTCTGAAGATACTCTTTTAGTTAACATTTTTCTTGCTCCTTGTACTTCTTTTGATTCTATTTTATTTAAACCATGAATTGCTATAAAATTTGAACCATATTCTTGTACATTGGTTTTACCACTAACATATTCCATATTAAATAAAATATTTGGATTTTCCCAAGCACCTAATTTTTTAAGATCATTTTCAAGTGAAGGTAATGCTTCATTAAACATATCTAATACTTCTCCTCCTACTTTTACCATTCCATGTCCATCACCAAATCTATTTAATAAATCATCTTTTGTTATACCTTTTATATCTAAAGGTTTTTTAGAACCTCTATCCATTACAAATTGCTTTTTACCATCTAAATCAACTAAACGAATAGAACTATTTACTCCATCTATTTTTACTGCTCCTGGATTTGTTTGGAGTGAATTTGCTGATTTTTCAAATATATCTTTTAAATCTTTACCTGAATTAACATTAGGTAAGTTAAAAGGATGAGCCATATGTCCCGCTGCGCCCCCTTCTGTTAGAATATTTAACCACCAATTTTTTGAAAATAATCTTGTTTCTAAAGATAATTGTGGATTTGTGGTTTGAAAATCTTTTTTTCTCATTATTGTTTTAGCTATTATTTTATCTACTTGTTTTAAAAAAGGTATATTAATATCTGTTCTATTATCAGATGCTACTACTTCTTTATACTTTGATAAAAAATCAAATAATTCTTTTTTCTTTTTGGCTAAACGTTTAAAAAATCCAATTAATTCAGCATTTGAAATTTTTTTATCATTACGAGGATCATTTAATCTATCAAAAAAATGTTTAGAAGTTAAATCTACATCCACAGGATCTAATTGTTTATCTGCAAAATTATCTATTGATTTTATATCTTCTTTATCTAATTCATTTAATTGTTTAGGTATTTTATTTAAATTTAACCCTATATTATCTCCTATATTAATATTATGTTTTTTACAATAACCCCCTGGTAATTCTAAAACATTGTCTGCTTTTCCTGAATATTTAGGACACCAGCCCCCTTTACAAGGAGGAGCGTTATGTTCTATTTTATTTATTTTATTATTAACTATAAAAATTATATCTAAAGGGATTTTACAATTTTGCATATGAAAATCTCTTTGAGATATATTATTATAAGGAAAAACCATACCCCCCTTTAATGAATCTCTACCTATCATTCCTTGCATCTGTAATTCAGGGGTATCCATTATTTCCAAAGGTATAAAATGGCCATTTATTGTTGCTGTGCTTGTACCATGATTTTCGTATAATTTTCTTGTTAAGGTGCCTTTTAAATATTTAGGTACTTCATAATATTTATTTTGTTTATCTAATCTTTTAAGGTCTTTTTTTAAACGTCTTAAATTTTTATTATGTTTAGCCATTTCTTGACGTGTCATAGTACCTCCTAATTCATAAAGTTGATGGATTTTTTCATGTGTTGTTAATCCTTCTTCCCAACTAACAGGTGCTGTTTGTCTATTATGTATTTGGTCTCCTTTTCTAGGTATATCTTTTTTTCCTCTATACCCCGCTTTATACTCACTACTTTTAGCAAAATCATAGTATTTATTTCTTGGATCATAAAAATCTTCTTCTATAGATGAAACTAAATCCCAAGCTTTATCTTTATCAATATGGTCTGGTAGATATTTTTGAAACGATTCTTTATTATTATCTTTAATAAAACCTCTCATTTCAGTACCTGATACACCACCTGCTTGTGGGGGTACTAAAGATGTTTTAAATGTAATCCCTCTTGGTTCAGCAAATTTACCTATATTAGAAAAACGTTTATCATTAATGTCTTTTTCTCCCATTCCTAAGTAAATAGTAGAATTTTCAGGTGCTTCTTTTTCAACAAAATCATATACATCTCTTACTGGTGAAGGAGATTCTGATGGTAGTATTGTAAGTTTTTTAGCTAATGGGTCTTTATCTGTGGTTCTATATAAATTCCATAATCTAAGAGACATTTCTCTTGTTATACCATCTCTTTCTTTAGCACCTACTTTTATAACTACAGTGTCTGCATCTGTATTAGATGCTAACCACTTAGCCATATTATAATGACCTGCATGTGGGGGTTTGAATCCCCCAGGTAAGAGTGCGATTTTTGACATTAATCGTATAGTTTGTTATAAATATAAAACTTTACGACAAGGCTAGCCTTTTTTTAATTAATGTAGAAGTCGTAAGTTTAGTTGCATTATGAAGTAATTTTGTAAATACTTCAAAACCAAGTTCAGATGGATCTTTATCCCCCATTTCTATAATATAGACTTTTTTTCCATAAGATAAAAAAGTTTCTGCATGGTTAAAAGCATCCTTTAAAGCGTCTTCATCTAATGCAAGATATATTTTTTCTACTTTAGATTCTATAATTTTTTTCATTAAAGTTGTAGAAATCTTTTTTCCAAATAAAGGAATCGCATTACGTTTTATTGCCATAGCATCGAATACACCTTCGCATAAAATCACAGGAAGATCCCAGTTTATATACATTTCAAATCCAATTATGTCCTTGGTACTGGAAGCCAATTTATGTTTAATATACGCGTTTTTATCGAACGAACGACCTACATAATAATTTAGGAAACCATCTTTATCATAACTTGGAATTACTACCATATTTTTTAATGGTCCTTGTTCACAATAATGTAAATCATATTTTACTATGTCTTGTTTTGTAATTCCTCTTTGATCTAAATAATGTAAAGCATGTCTTGATAAAACTGCAGATGATGATATTATAGGTACTACTTCTTTGGGTAAAGTTAAAGTATTAGGATCAACTTTTTGTTTAATTTGTTTTTTAAAGTTATATTGTTGATCTATTTCTTTTAAAATACCAAATGTAGCTCCTGGGGCATTAACTTTTTTAAGTAATTGAAAAGCTCTGTGGCCTTTATAACCACAAACCCAACATTGAAATTTTTGGGATAATAAATTAAATGTTAATTTTTTCTTATGATGATTACAAGAAGGACAAGTAAAAACAGCTTCATCTCCCCCACGAGCAGATTTACTTCTACCTAAAACTGATTCTAATAATTGTTTTAATAAATCTTCTTTCATTTAAAATCCCTATCGTAAAATTTACCTAATATATTGTCATTAAGGTATTTTTTATCTTCTAAAACTTCTAACATAAATTGATACTTACATTCTAAATATGTAAGTTCTTTTTTGTTAAAAGCCACTTGTAGGATTTTTCTTTCTAAGTCTTCTTTATTTGCTTCTTTTATAAAACTGTGTGAACCATAGTAAGTTTTCCAATCGCTTTCTTTTTGTACTTGTTTATATACAGGAGGACGACCTTTTCCTTCCCAAAGTGCTTTTTCTTTTTTACCCAATTTTTTCTTTAAATTATAAATTAAAGATTTTTTTCCAATATATTTTTTTCCTGTTGGAGTGTGGGTTGTTTGATAAATAAAACCGAATGCTCCTTCAGGGAGGTCAACGATTTCATTAATTTGATTGTTTAAGTAATACCACATAATAATAAATGTATAAAAGAGATTTTAGGTATCCCAACGAAGTACAAAAGTTGTGTCAGTTTCATCTGACATTCTTATAGGTTGTCCTAATTTACCAACAACTAATAATTCATTATCTTCATTATATAAACCAATTGTTGTAACATGTGGTTTAAAATTAGAACCAGTAGCAAAATCAGCTATTTCATAAGATGTATTTGATTTTTCTTTACGAGCAGATATATTATATGAACCATTATATTCATTTTCTTTAATGGTACATTGATATTCATGTTCATAAAGTAAATGTGTTCCTTTAAATTTTAATTCTTTTAAATTCCCTTCAACAGCAGAACTAGATAATATAGTATAATATTTAGGATGTGTTATTGTTGCAAAACCATTTCTATAAAATATATTTCCTACATAAGGAGAAGCATTTATACTTTCAGATATATTTGTAACTTCTATTTGGGAGAAAGTTCTGTCCCAAATATTTAAATTAGTTAATCTACCATTAAAAAATCTAATTTGTGATTTTTTTCCATTAT